AAAATTCAATATTTCAGTCTTAAGTCCTACTAACGAGAGAGGGACAAGAGTAAAAATAACAGAACCTAAAAGATACAACAACGACAAAACAAAATCAATTATTTTGTCTTATGATTATGAAATTGGGGACATTGCCCAGCAAGGTTTGAATTATTTAATAGAAAAGGGTTTTAAACCTATTGCAAGATGCTCAGAATATAAATATTATACTATTCTTTGCGACAATTGGGCAACGTTAGAACAAATGGAGGATTTTATAGAATTAAACGGAGAACAAGCAAAAATAAAAACATTAAAACAAACATCATGCACAGATTAGAAAAAAACATTTTGCACCACGCAAAGAAACAGAGAGAGCAAAGAAAGTATTTATTAAATAATGAATATAAGATTATAGAATTAAATAACGGTAATTATATACAGATAAAATATGATGTTGAGGGAGTAGTTTACGACAAATTTAATAAAAATCATGAGCATATTGAAAGCTTAGGTTTTGATTTGTATGATGATATAATAAATATAAAACACTATTTCAATTAAATTATTAATTATGAAAAAAATAACAATTATAATAATTTCTTTTGTCTGGGTATTTTTATCCTTTCATATAATTAATATAATGATCTTACTTGCTTCCACAGTTCAAACAGTGGGACAATCTGTGGGAATGGCTTTAATAACTTGCTTTATATTATTATTACTATTAACTGTATTATATCAAATTTATTTATTAATTAAAAACCTTTAATCATGAAAGTAAAAGGAACTTATGTAATTAAAGAATATTTTAATTTCACTATCGAGGTAGATTATGAATACTATTATAAAGCACCAACGCATGAAGACCCTTTTGAGGATCGCTTAGATATTAAAAGAGTGCGTTTAAACGACATTGACATTACTCAATTTTATTGGGACTATTTAAATGAAGATATGTTTGAGAAAATTTACGAGTATGCAACCGATGTTTCTTACGCAGACAAAGACATTGTTTCTAAACAGTAAAATTAAATTATTAAATATGAAATCAAATAAAAATTACTTCGAGAAGATGAGAGATGAATTAAAAAACGTTAAACCAGAAAAAGAGAAAGAAATATTTTTAAGTCAAGAAACAAGAGAAAAACTTATTAATACTCTTTTAAATAGTCAAGAGAAATTGACCTATTACCACAACAATAGAAAACTTTTTCCAGACCGAGATTTAAAAAACTTTTTAATGGATCAGGAAGAAGAAAATATTTATAAAATCAAAACAATTTTAATCAATAATAAATTTTAAATATGAATCAATTAGAAATAAAAATTGCTCAATTAGAAAAAGATAGAGCCAAACTATTAAAAAAGAATAGAAAGTTAAACCAAAAAAGAAAAGACACAATAACTATTTGCATTGCTTATGTGCCTGACGAAAATGGCAATCCAATTTACGACTTGGAATATATGAGAATTTTATTAGAAAGAAAACTTGAGAAATTAGAACAATTATGAACGAAAAAGAAAAAGATTTAGCATTGATAACTGCTCTTATAATAGATGAGGATATTTTAGGTGGAAGCGTGTTCCAGACTTTTGATCTGGCGTATTTAATAGCTGAAAAGTTCCAATATATCTATCCTCACGATTTTAAATGGGAGGGCGAAGACTTAGATTTTCACGAGGCAGTGATATTATTTGCAAAACAAAAATTAAAATACAATAAATTATGAACGTAAAAGAATTAATCGAGGAGTTAAAAAAACTACCTCAAGACTTACCGGTAAGAACAGACAATAAATATCCTGAGGGAGAAAACGAGTGGATAGATGGGGTAGAATGTTCCAGAAAAGGAGAGTCTGGGTATGAGTTAGAGGGAGAGGTTAGGTTATCAACCTCTTTAGGATATAAATTTGAAAAATATATATAATTATGAGTAAAGAAAAATTTTATTGGGAAAACGATACTTGGAAAGAAGTACTAAGAAAAAATTAGGGAGTCCCTAAAAAATCCCTAAGATCACAAGAATTTAAATTAAATTAAATAATAAATTATGAAAAGAATACAAAAACTATGGAATTGGATTACCACTAAAGAGCCTGAACATGAAACATTTGGAGATTATTTCTTCAACCTTATCCATAAAAACTATGGAATTGGATTACCACCAATATTCGATTATTTAAGGAGTAAAGGATTTAGCGAGGATGAGATAGATGATATGACTATAAGAGAATTATATATGATGATAGAAGAACAAATGGAAAAAGATAATATTAATTAATTTAAATAAATTATGAAAAAAGAAACTAAAACCACTTACCAATATTCAGATTATAGGGGTAGTGAAATGATCTGGTCAACAGAAGACATTGAGTCCATAGCTGAAAATTTAGATATTACCTATCCTGACATAAACAATGCAAACACTTTTTTAACATTTGAAGACTATGATAAAATTCTGCACGACACATTTAAAAACTATGGCGATGAAATTATGGAAGAATTAAGGGGTTATTTTGAGTTACAGACTTATAGTCATGCCAAAGCAAAAAAAGAGAGAATAAAAGAAAAAGAACGTCAGGAACAATAGATTAACTTAAATTAAATAATAAATTATGAAAAAAACAGAATTTGACAAAATGATGAAAGACTCATTTGGAAACAGAGTAATTAATGTACCATCTGAGCCAACAATGAAGGTAAAAATTACACAGAGAAGTGTTTATCACAAGATTGCACAAATTGAAATAGATGTTCCGGTACCCAAAGATGCTTTTTTTGAGGAAATTCAGGAATGGATTATAGAGAACGAAGACACGTGGATTGATGAAATTGACCATAAATTAAATGAACAAGAATTTGTTTTTGGGCGTGGAATGGACGATGATAATCATTGGACATATAACGATGAAGATTCTGAGTGGAGAATTGATGCAGTAAGAGAAACAGTGTTAGGTAAAATGCCAACTGGAGGGCATTTATAAATAAATTAATTTAAATTAAATAATAAATTATGAAAAAAAAATTAACTTCTTGGGAAAAACAAGTAAAAAAAGAAGGTGGGTTAGAGGCGTATTGGACTAACCAAGCTAAAAAATTAGTAGGTAAAACTATAACTGGGGTTCGATATTTATCAAGAGAAGAAACTTTAGAGAATTACTGGGAAAGAAGACCTATCGGTATTGAACTTGATAATGAATATTGGATAGTGCCAAAGTCAGATGACGAAGGTAATGAAGGTGGAGGGTTAGACGTGCATTTTATGAAAGACATAAAGTCATGTCCTACACTATCGGTTAATGATAAATATTTAGAATCATGAGTTTTGTATCAGATTGTTGTGGAGCAACACCCTATTTAGGCAGTACCGATTATGGTAGGTGCAGTGATTGTAAAGAAAATTGTGAATTTGTTGATGAAGATTTAGAAGAGTGTGATGTTTGTTATGGACAAGGATATGTTCATAGTAACGACGAAGAAGGGAACGATGAAATTCAAAAATGTGATGAATGTGAGAAGTTTGAATCCGATCAAGATGCAAAAGAATATTATAGAGACTTAGGATTCCCTGAATTCTCTTACGAAGAAGAGATTTTCAGGAGAGAGGAGGGTAGTAATGAGTTATAGATATATAATAGTAATGCTTGACAATGTTTATGAGGAAATAACAGATAGAATTCCTGACTCTAAAAGAAGAGAAGATATTTTAAGCAAAATAGATGACGTTCAATTTTTAATAGAAAATAGTTATGAATAAAAAAACACACAGAATACAAATTCTTAGAGAAAGGCAAGAAGCTAAAGAGAAAAAATTTAATGAGGCTTCTTTTTTAAAAAAAATATGGATGCTTATAACTTTAAAAAAATAATAGATATGAATTTAATAGACTTACAAGGCACTCTTCTTGAAAAACAAGACGAGATTGTTAAAATGACTAAGAAAATGAACAAAATCTTAGATGAAAAAGCCAAGATTACAGACAAGTTAAATTGGTTTAGAGTTTATGGCAATTACATAGGCGAAGTTTATAGTAATGTAGATGCTGAGGCGTGTGGATATGCTGATGGCGATGAAGAATATGAAGAAAATATTGAATCAGCAAAAAAAAATCAAAAAGTAGGTTTTTATAAGATAAATCCATTTGGAATTGATAATAAAATAAACTAAATTTACTCTACTATGCAAAAAATTAATCCTGAATTAGAAGAGTTTTATAATTATTATGAAGAATTTTATGGAACTTCTTTTTTATTTATATAAAACAGTGTTTGTTTAAATTGCGCTAACCCTCTAGTGAAAACTAGGGGGATTTAGTGGTATAAAACTTAATTAAATTTAATGAAAGAAAAAATTTTTGAATATTATGCTAACTCAATAGCAAGTCAGTTTAATATTTCTTTAGAAGAAATGTTTACTCAAACCAAAAAAAGCCATATAGTTGACGCAAGACAATTATTGTATTTCTTATGTATTGAGAGACCAATTAAAATAAGTTATTTACAATCATTTTTAGAATATCATGGGTATATTGTGACTCACTCTACTATAGATTATGGATATAAACAATCTAAAAAACTTATAGAAAGCGATCCTGATTTTAAGAAAATGATTTTAGATATTCAAAAACGTTTAAAGACTTCTTTAAATGATAATTGAAGAATTATATTACATATTTGAAGAGGCATTAAATGACAAAAAAGCAATAAAGACTCAGACTAAAAAAATGCATTCTGTTATTGCTAATGGAATTAAAATTCAAAAATTTTCTGATCGTATTGAAATTCTTAACATGGGGAAAGGTGGCGACTATTTTCAAGAATGTACTATGGAAGAGTACGATTTTTTTTATGAGGGAGGTTGGCTTATAGGGTGTTATGAGGTTAAAATTAATAATTGTTTACACAAATTAAAAATAATTGAGGAAAGAATTAAAACTGAAGTTAACACCAGAAAAAATGATAAGCATATTCAGAATTTAAAAACAAGAAGAGAAAATATACTTCAGAAATATACTTTAAATAAAATCAAATTAAATCAAATAAAATCAAATGGAAAATTACTTTAAAAAGTTGTCAGCCATCAACGTAAAAGGAATGGCAGAAAAGAAAGGAAATTTTAATTATTTGTCGTGGGCAAATGCTTGGGCATTAATTAAAGAAAACTATCCTGATGCACAAAGAAAAGTGTATGAGTCAGCACAGACAGAGCTTCCGTATTTTACTGACGGAAAAACCGCTTCAGTAAAAGTGGGAATCACAGTAAATCAAATAGAGCATATTGATTACTTGCCTGTAATGGATTACAGAAATAATTCTATTCCTATAGCTAAAATTACATCTATGGATGTTAACACTGCTATACAAAGGTCTACTGCTAAAGCTATCGCAATGCATGGATTAGGTATAGCTATATTTAAAGGTGAAGATTTAGTAAATATAGCCACTCCTCGACCTAACGCACCTGAAGAGCCTAATAAAGAAGTTGTATACACTTTAAAGGTTGGAGACGAGAATTGGGATAAAGTTCTTAATTACATATCTAAAAAGCGAGGAGACGGATTAGAGAAGATTGTTAAAACCTTATCTACTAAGTATAAAATTACATCAGAAGTAAAAAAAGAATTATCTACTCATGTCTAGAAGTATTTTAAAAGTTGTGCCACATGGGACGCAAATAATAGAAAAACTTAAGAATGATAAAGATTACTATGGGGAATATGGACAACAATTTTTGTCTAACTCTAACATTTATAATCTTTTAAAATTTCCTAAGTTATTTAGAATTCCTCAACCTAAATCAAAAGCCATGTTGGAGGGTTCTTACTTTCATACAGCAATGTTAGAGCCAGAGAAATTAAAAGACTATCAAATTATTGATGTAGCATCTAGGTCTACTAAAGCATACAAAGAAGCGTGTCCAGAAGGAGACATTCTGTTGCTTCAAAAAGAAAAAGAACACTTAGATAGCCTGGTCAATACAATGCAAGATAATCTTGAAATATTTGACGATATTTATGCTGAAGGCAATCAGTATGAAATCCCGGCTATAGATAATATTATGGGTAATGAGTGGAAAGGCAAAGCGGATATTATAACTCAAGATTATGTTATAGATATTAAAACCACCAATGACATAAGTAAATTTATATACAGTTGTAAAACGTATAATTACGACTCACAAGCCTATTTATATCAAAGGTTTTTTAATAAGCCATTAAGGTTTTATGTAATAGATAAACAAACATTTCAGTTAGGAATCTACGATTGTTCCCCTCACTTTATTGAGGGAGGTAAAAATAAAGTAGAAGAAGCAACAGAAATATATAATAAATTTTTTAGTAATGATAAAAGTCATGACATTAATAACTATATTCATAAAGAAATTCTTTAATGAGTGTAAAATAGAAAAAACAACAAGACAAAAAACTGCGTGGGTAGATGTTCCAAATACCTGCGGATCTGTCAAAGAAAAAGAAGAAATTATCATTGACACTATTAATAGATTGGAGCATATAATTAAATTAAAATAATATGAGTGAAAAAGGAACAACACCTATTTATGTAGGAAGTGGAGTTGAGAAATTTAATGGTAATTTGATAGAAATATCTGTATGCCTTTCAGACTTAGCTATCGAACATAGATTTGAGTACAATGGCAAAAGCTATGTAAAGCTAAAAGTAAGTAAAAAGAAAGAAGCAGATCAGTATGGTAAAACGCATTCTGTGGCTATTAATCAATACAAGCCACCTGTGAAGGAAGACTATTAACTAACCAAGCACCAAATCAGGAATGCCACACTAAAAGTGGTAAAGATTTACTGACAAGTAATTGAGGTTCGATTCCTCTTTTGGCGCCAATTACCACTTAAATTTAATTAAACAAACAAATGCAGATCACTATATTTAAAGATATTAAAGAGACTTCTCAGCCTTTTTACAGAAATGTAGAGGTAATTATTCAAAGGATAAGAGAAGGAGCTTCTAAAGATTTAGTAAAAAAAATAAGAAGCGAAAAAAACAAAGAAAACAGAAACATATTTAAACAAAAACTTCCGGCAGTTTGCTTTAGTGGTACGTTCAATAAAAGAAACGATGGCGCACTGCAAGAACACAGCGGATTAATTTGTTTGGACTTTGATGGTTACCCTTCAAGTAAAGATATGTTAATGGAAAAAGAGAAACTATGTAAAGATAAATTTGTTTTTAGTGTTTTTATTTCTCCTAGTGGACAAGGATTAAAAGCTTTGGTTAAAATTCCTAAAGAACCAGATAATCATAAGAATTATTTTAATAGCCTGGAGACTTATTTTGGATCTGACTATTTTGATAAGACATCAAAAAATATTTCAAGAGTCTGTTATGAATCTTACGATCCTTTAATTCATGTTAACGAAACATCAAGTATATGGGATAAAATTTACGAAGAGCAATACACAGAGGTTGAAAAGCATGTAGACATACCCACTATACCCATTACAGACGAAAATAAAATTGTAGATATACTAACTAAATGGTGGCAAAAAAAATACCCTATGATAGAGGGGCAAAGAAATCATAATGTTTTTGTTTTAGCTTCCGCATTCAATGACTTTGGTATTTCTAAAACTTTAGCCCAGTATGTATTGAATGGTTATTCAAGTAAAGATTTTAATGATAATGAAATTAAAAGAACTATAACCTCTGCTTATCAGCAAGTGCAAAACTTTGGCACTAAATATTATGAAGACCAGGAGCAAATAGATAAGATTAAAGCAAAACTAAAAAGAGGAGCATCAAAAAAGGAAATACGATCTGAATTAGAAGGTTCGAAAATTGAGGTCGGAGTAATTGATAATGTTATTAGCAGAATCGAAGAAGAACAGTCTAACTCAAGGTTTTGGACACAATCGGATAAAGGTGTTATAAAAATAGAACACATACTGTTTAAACATTTCTTAGAAGAACATGGGTTTTATAAGTTTAATCCTGAGGGTAGTAAAAATTATGTTTTTGTTAAAGTTACTAACAATTTAATTGACCATACATCTGAAAAAGAAATTAAAGATTTTATATTAAATCATCTAATAAACTTAGACGAGCTCGATGCTTATAATTATTTTGCTGAAAACACAAGGTATTTTAGAGAGGAGTTTTTAACCTTATTATCTTCTATTGATGTTTATTTTATTGAAGACACAAAATCTACTGCTTACTTGTACTTTAATAATTCAGCTGTAAAAATTACACATGACAACATAACTTCAATTGATTATTTAGATTTAGGAGGATACGTTTGGAAAGACCATGTGATTGACAGAGCTTATATTTCTTGTGAGTCTACTGATTGTGACTATAAATCTTTTATAGAGAATATTTGTGGTAAAGACAAAAGTAGAATTAACTCTATGAGGTCTACTATAGGATACTTGCTTCATGCATGGAAAAATTTATCTTACTGCCCGGCAACAATATTAAATGATGAGGTTATAAGTGATAATCCTGAAGGTGGTACTGGTAAAGGATTGTTTATGACTGCATTAGGGCAAATGAAAAAATTAGTTGTAATTGATGGAAAGTCTTTTAATTTTGACAAAAGTTTTGCTTATCAATTGGTGTCAGCTGACACACAAATACTTTGTTTTGATGATGTTAGTAAACATTTTAATTTTGAAAAGTTGTTTTCTGTAGTAACAGAGGGTTTAACTTTAGAAAAGAAAAATAAAGATGCTATTAAGATTCCTTTTAGTAAATCTCCAAAAGTATGTATTACAACAAACTATGCGATTAGAGGCAAGGGTAGTTCTTTTGAAAGAAGAAAATGGGAATTAGAATTAGCGCAACATTATACCAAGGATTTTAATCCTTTAAGAGATTTCGGAAAGTTAATGTTTGGCGAATGGGATGATGAAGAATGGTGTAGTTTTGATAATTACATGATTGAATCTTTGCAAATTTATCTTGCTCATGGATTAATTAAAAGTGAATTTGTTAATTTAAAAATTAGAAGATTGTCTGCTGAGTCATGTCATGAATTTATAGAGTGGTGTGGGCTTGTAAAAGGTATGCCTCTTAATGACAAATTAGAAGTAAACAGAAGGATTTATAAACAAGATTTATATGTTGACTTTACAGAAGACAACCCTGATTTTGCGCCAAAAGCTAAAATGACCGTATCAAGAGCCAGGTTTTATAAGTGGCTTGTAGCATACAATCAATTTAAATATGACTGTGATCCTGAAGAGGGAAAAGACACAGGTAGGTGGATTAGATTTAGAAACAAACACGAGTTAGAGGTTAACTTAGAAATAGAATTTTAATTATGGAATTAAGAGATTATCAAAAAGAGATTGTTAGATTAGGTGTAAATGTTTTAAAAGAGCATAAATTTGTTTATCTTGCCATGGAAGTTAGGACTGGCAAGACGCTTACGAGTTTGAGTATTAGTAAGACTCTTGCTGTTTCTAACGTCTTATTTATTACTAAAAAGAAAGCAATATCAAGTATACAAGATGACTACAACTTACTCAATCCTGATTTTAGCATTAATATTATTAACTACGAGTCGCTTCATAAAATAGATTGTTGCCCTTACGATGTTATAATATGTGATGAAGCTCATGGAATGGGGGCATATCCTAAACCTAGCTTGAGATCTAAATTAGTCAAGTCTTTAATTACAGCAAATAACAATCCTTATGTAATTTTATTATCTGGAACTCCAACACCTGAATCTTACTCTCAAATGTATCACCAAGTTTATGCTATACCGGGAAGTCCTTTTAGTCAATACAAGAATTTTTATCATTTTGCAAAAGAATATGTAAATGTTACTCAAAAAAAGATTGGGCCAATAAGTATTAATGATTATTCTGATGCATCTATTGACGTACTTGACATGATGGAAGATTACACAATTTCTTTTACACAAAAAGAAGCGGGGTTTAAAACAGAGGTAATGGAAGAGATTTTGACTGTTGAAATTGCTCCTCAAACCCACCGAATGATTGTTAGGTTAAAAAAAGATAGAATATTAGAGGGAGAAAACGAAGTAGTGTTAGCTGATACAGCCGTTAAGCTTATGTCTAAAATACATCAATTATATTCAGGAACTGTAAAATTTGAAAGCGGGAATTCTGAGGTAACTGATTTAAGTAAAGCTTATTTTGTAAAAGCTTATTTTGAAGGTAAAAAAATTGCTATTTTTTATAAATTTAAAAAAGAGCTTGATGCAATTAAAAATATATTTGGAGATAATGTTACTGATGATTTAGAAGAATTTAAAAACACTGACAAGTCTATTGCTTTACAGATTGTTGCAGGAAGAGAAGGAATAAGCCTTAAAGAAGCTGAAGCTCTTGTGTATTATAATATAGATTTTAGTGCGATAAGCTACTGGCAATCAAGAGATAGGATGACTACTAAAGATAGAAAGTATAATAAAATTTATTGGATATTTGCTGAAAATGGGATAGAACATCAAATCTATAAAACAGTAATTAACAAGAAAGATTATACTCTTAATCATTTTAGAAGAGATTTATTAATTCTAAATTAAATAACATGAATACAAGAAAAACATCAATAGAATGCTTTAATAAAATTAAACAAGAAGGGTTGTTGAGTAAAAGAAGATTACAAGTATATGAGTCAATTTTTAATTATGCTCCCTGCACAGCTTCAGAAGTTTTTAATGACAAAAATCTTAAAACAAATCAAAGCGGAAGATTTACAGAATTGCGAGATTTAGGGGTAATTTATGAAAAAGGCGAAAGATTATGCAGAATAACAGGAAGAAATGTAATAGAATGGGATTTAACAGATAGATTACCTGTAAATTTTAAGAATAAGAATAAAACAAAAAAACAGAGAATTAATGATGCTATAAATTCTTTTCGTATGTTATATAAAAACAAAGATAACAGCACAACTGAAGACTGGAAAATAGTTGCTGATTTAATCAAGATAATATAAAAAAAATGACAGAAACTAAAGAAATATTAGGAGAACATTCTTATACTCAGTGGGTTTATGGTAGACCAAAGCTTATGTGGATTCCAATGATGAATCCTGTTTATTTGACAGAAAATAATTTATGGGATGATGTATCTTTATAGAAAAAATATTAATGACAGAGCAGCAAATACAATATAAAAGAATTAAAGAACTAGAAGCTGAGGGTTATTATGTTTTGAAATTAATTAAGACTAATAAGAATGGCATTCCTGATCTTGTGGCATTGCCTAAAAACTGTGAGGTTTTGTTTTCAGAAATTAAAACACACAAAGGTCGATTATCAAGATTACAACAATATAGATTAAAAGAATTAGAAAGCTATGGGTTTAGAACAGAAATATATAAAGGATAAAGGTTATGATGTTGAAGATGATTTTTTGGAAGCATTGGAAAATATCGACAGGGCTTTGGCTGCGCATATAGTTATATTTCTTGAAGAAAATGTATTTGACTACAAACCTAAGTCTAGGTATCCATATTTTTTAGGAGGATTAGTTCATTACAACAATGAAGCTATTACGTTTGCTGTTCAAATTGTTAAAGAATCTGGAAATTATATAACTCTTTCAGATTTAAAATTTATTAGCATGGATTATTATCTAGATTTAATGTTAAAAAAAAAATATATAAAAGATAAATGAAAGAAGATGTAATTGAAAATATTGATAAAGAAATCAAATATTATGATAATTACAAAACTCAATTAAATCAATTTATAATATACAATTGCGCTTATATTAAACCATCTAAGCTTCAAGATAGAATCAGGTTAGACACAGGGGAATTGTTAAGTGTTTTAAAAGAAATTTCTAGAATACAAAAAATTATTTATGATTTAAATTCATTAAAAAAAGAGAATAAATCCATGTCTTATCATATTTATAATAAAAGTATTAATTAATTTTACTATCTTTATGTAAATGGAATACAAATACCAGGATATAAACAAGATTGCTAGCTACAAAACTTGGCCAGGACGAAAAAAAGTTGACACTTTACTTTTTATCGATTGTACCCTTTACACTCAATTAGGAATAGATTCTTCTATCAAAGAAAAAAAAGAAACTAAACTCAAATCAAAAAATATTTACAAAGCAATTGGCAAAATTAATCCCCAATTAGGCAAGTTGTTTTTACAATCTATGGATAACTGATGGCTCATAAAATTTCAGCAGACGATATAAATGCGATTAATCACATAAATTATGTGACAAATAATTCTCACGACCTTGTAACTGAGTTGTATGAAGACTTGATGGAAAGAGACCATGATCAGGCTAAAATCAAAGCTCAAAACATATGTAAAATTATGGTAGATTTAATTCACTCTTTATCAGATGAAGTCTAGAAAGGCTGAAGGCCCACGTTTAAGATTATCAATCGAAGAGGTTGATATGATCCGTGAGCTTCGTGCTAACCAAATAGATAACATAAACGACAACTCTGCATTATCCACTCATCTTAATGAAAGAGGTATTAACCAAGACGATGTTATTAGTGTAAAACACTGGCAAAGTGCTGGTGGAGATTATAGATTTTCTATTGTTACTAAAGAAAATGTAGGGATTAAAGAGAAAGACATTTTCGACAAAGTAAATACTTTTGTTAATGAATATGCTCCAGCTTATCATACTATAGAAAGAACACCACAAACAGATCCGCATCTTTTAGTTGTTAATCCAGCTGATATTCATATTGGTAAATATGCCAACTCTACCGAAACCGGTGAAGATTATAATAGCTCTATAGCTATTCAAAGAGTAATGGAAGGAATTAAAGGATTAATAAATAAAGCTCAAGGGTTTCAAATTGAAAAGATTTTATTTTGTATAGGTAATGATGTGTTGCATATTGATAATGTTTATAATACCACTACTAAAGGAACTCATCAAGACACTGATGGTAAGTGGTGGGAGCATTATGAATTAGCTTTAGCTTTATACGTAGAGTGTATAGAGACCTTGCGTTTAATTGCTCCTGTTGATGTGGTACACAGTATGAGTAATCACGACTATCAATCAGGGTTTCATTTAGCACACACGTTACAGGCATGGTTTAGAAATGCGAATGATATTACTTTTGATGTGACTGTAGCTCACAGAAAATATTATAAATACGGAACTTCTTTAATAGGATTAGAGCATGGAGATGGTGCTAAAATGGATAACTTACCTCTTCTTATGGCTCAAGAAAAACCCCATATGTGGGCTAGCACCAAGACTAGATACTGGTATCTACACCATATACACCATAAATTGAAACATAAGTGGAGAGACGCTAAGGACTTCATAGGAGTCACTGTAGAGTACATGAGGTCTCCTTCGGCTGCTGACAGCTGGCACTCACGAAAAGGCTATACAGGCGCTCCTAAGGCCTGTGAGGCGTTTATACACCACAAAGAGCTTGGACAAGTGGCTAGATTAACTCACTTTTTTTGAAGCGACAAATTATTTATTAAGTTTCTTGAATACAAAAGCTCTGCACATTTCTCATATTCTTCAGTGCCTTCAAAGTAACTAATCAAATCATTAAACACATGGCTCCTGTCTTCACCCTCTTTAGTAGGATCAAATATTAATGTCACTTTCGTATCTTGATTCAACAATTGCTTGTAACCCACCTGATTGGTTATAACATAATAACTTTGAAGCATTAAAGCATGTTCATCAAAACGTTTCATTAATTAAAAAGGTGATTGAGGCATTTTGTTATTTTTTTTATTACTAAAAGCCGGAGAAGGGCCAGCAGAAGTATTTCTTTGTTTTTTTCTTGTAGTTGATTTCTTTTTAGGCAAAGTGTATACGTTCTTTTTTTCTTGCTTTATTTTATCCGCGCTTCCTTTTTTAAGAAGTTTTAATTTCTTTTTTATAATAGGCCCAACATCTGCCGGTACCATACCCGTAGAGTACATTAAATATGAAGTAAATAAAAAATATAACCTATCTTGATCTTCAGGAGTTAACTTCTTTTTAGTTAAAGAACCCATAAACTCAACGTTGTATGTGCCACTAAGACCTATCTCTACCATTTCAAACAAAACTTCTGCGTTTTCTACAGGAATCCCTAAAACTCCCATTGACTCATTAAAAGTTCTTCTGTCATTTGTAAAAAACTGAAAAGGTTTATCAGATCCGCTCGTAATAGATATTAACTTATTAACCCCTTTTATAACCAAAGGATCTGTTAAAGGAATAGGAGATAGTAAATCCTTTACTACATTACCCGTTCTGCCTTTAATTCTATTCTGTCTTGTTTTTTCTTTATCTTCTTCATCTTCGTCATCTCCAAAAAACATTTCAGATACAGCTTGACCTAAAGCATATCCCATTGCATTAAAAGTTAAAGTTTCTGTCATTAACCCAGCAAGTGATTTAATAGCTGATGTTTTGTCTCCTCGGTTTCCAAGCTTACTAGACAACACTCCAATGTCATTATACATTCTAGTTTTTTGATTTATTAAAAAGTTAGAAAAAGCAAAAAGAGCTTTTCTTGCTACAGATTGACCTAAAGCTTTTGAAGTAAAAAATCTGCCCTGCAAATCAGCATCTGATGTATTTTGCTGTCTATCTACTTGTTGTTGCGCATAATCAGCGGCTTGCTTATTAAGTTTTTTTACATCCCATTCTATGTTTCCAGGATCTAAACCCTGTTTTTTTATATCTTTCATGTAAAATGCAATCCAAGACCCTCTTGCGGCTATTTTATCTGGCTTAACTAACAAGCTTTGTAGCCAAGTTTGATTTAAAGAACCTATAGCTCTTGCAATTTTAGACATATTACCATCCGCAGCTCTTTCTAGCTTTTTATTTGTTCCATCAAGAGTTGTTATATTTGCCACCCCTCTATTTGCAATTGCATAACCACTATTATTTAAAAATTCTTGAACCTCAGATCTTCTCAATAAATTTACACCCATAGCAGTAAATTTTCCCCCCGCATTCCAAGCAGTCGCTATTAAAGGAACTAGCTGTTTAGGAAACTGAACAATAGACCCTAAAGCTCTTGAAACCCCTAAACTTGCAACGTAGTCAACTAGGTTTTTTACTTTTTGCACATTGACTCCTGCTACCTGATCAAACTCTGGGTTAATTTTTCTTTTAAGATTTACGAAATTTTTTATTCTGTCTTTAAGTAAATTCCTATCATTTTCATTAGGTATTAATTTTTTAAACCCTTCAGAGTTTACAAATCCTTTTATTTGCTGTATTGCTGGAGCTGTATATATATCAGTTAATGCTTTTTCTAAACTTCTGGTCTGAGCTATATCAAATCCTAAATCTATTATAGAATTTTTAGGAAGACTATTTGGTCTTGTAGCTTCCATTAATACCCCGGTTTTTTTATCGTAAATAGTTTTTTGTTGCCCTTGAAAAACTGACTCCCCTAAATCTACTTCACTTTCAGTCTCACCTACTTTTGTATAAACGTCGGTAGTATAATTAAGATCTGTGCCTAATATTTTATTATATATATTTAAAGAAACATCATCTAAGGCTTCTCTGTTTTTTGCCCATTCTTGTGTGATAAAATCCACTGCTTCTACATTGATAGGATCAACTTTAGACTCTAAATCATTTATAGTTTCACTGTCTTTAGCAACTTTATCAAAAGCTTTTTGATAAGCTTCCGCTAAACGTTGCTGAGAACTATCACCTTTTTCTAAAATTTTTATACTATCTTCTATTAATTTTTTCCTTCTATTAAATTCATTTTTTTGCTCGATTTCAGTCCCTATTTTGGTTCTTCGCATAAAAGAAAATAATCCTCTTTCAATGTCATTATATAAAGACTCAAACAATTCTCCATTTGGCTTAGGCTTAGCTTTACTTTTAAAAACATTTTTTATTCCATCTGAAAACCTTCCTTCACTTGCTATAAATTTTTTAGAGTAAGTATCAATAATATCATTAGCTAATTTAGTAGCATTAGCAGCTCCGTTTTTTAACTCTGTAAACCCAGACGCTTGTTCGGCCCGTAAAGCCTTACCTTGACCAACAAAAATTGATTCAAATACACTGTTTATTGTAGATAATTGACTAGCCCAAAACTCAGCGCCTAGTTTCCCGCCTACAGCAAACTTTAATTTCTTAGCAACAAAACCTTTAACTTTAGAAAGAGCATCAGCTTTAGTAATTCCTTCATAATTTTTTATCATCCGTTTCATTCCTCCATTAGTTTTGTTAGTCGCATAATTAACTAACGCATCTAAAGCTCTCATTTGTTGTTCAGGATTTAAAGAGTTTAAATCCATATCCAGAAAACTTTGTAATAATACTTTATCTTCCTTACTCATTTTTGATTCTTCTCCAGTTAAAGGATCTGTGTCATTATCAATCTCTCCTTGAACTAAAGCTCCAAACTTATCAAATGCCTTTATTACCGCCTCTTTTACTGCCCCCGGTTTTATTTTTAAATTTTCAAAATCTGGAGTTTCATCTGGCTTTAAAGAAGTTAACATTTCTCGCATTTCTTCAAGGTTAAATTCTTTAGAATCTAAACCCGTTAAATCTTCAAATATTTGTTTTTCAGCATCAAATAATTTTTCTTTTTGCTCTTCTAAAGCAGTGTTTGAATAAGAATCTAAATCATTTATATTAACAGCTTGAGGATTAACACTTGCTCTTTTGTTAAACTTTTTAATTTTAGCATCAGGCTCGTTTATTAACTCTATTCCATCCAGGTCTGATTGAATACCTGATATTTGTGCTTTCGTAGGCTTTAATTTATAAAATACATCAGACAATTTCTCTAAATATAAATCTAAATCATTAACAAGCTCAGGGCTTATTCTTAAAAATTGCTCAACAGAAGCCTCTACGTTTGCTTCAATCTTTTTAGAGTTTAGTATTTTATTAATTCTTTTTTTAATATTGTTTGCGGTAGAAAGTTTTTTAACATTAGCAGCATTCTGAAATACTTTTTCTACATAATTAGTTACTCGTAAAACAGCAGATGCATTGTTTACATTAACGCCTGATATTGCTTTTGCTAATGCTGCAGCTTTTTTAGTGGTTATGTTTCCTATGTCTGCTAACATTTTTATAGTAGTTGCTAACGCTTCTCTTCTTTTTGACTGGTCTAAAAGTAAATCCTTAGCCCTTTTTATCTCCCTCCTAAGAACATCTTTTAAGCCTTTAACTTCATCAACCTCTATTTTTTTCTTATCTTCTATCCCTAATATTTTTTTAGCTGAAGGACCTTTCTTTTTACCAAAGTCTGGAACATTAGGGTCTGTAGAATCTTTTGAAGCTTGAGTCCTGGCCTTTTCTTTTGTAACATTAATAGGCTCTCTGTTAGGGTCAATAGACATAACTGTGCCTATATTAGCATCAGTAGCCTCTAGTCCTGTTAGTTTTTTAAACCTTTCTTTTAATTTTTCAATAGAGTTAGATATTTCAGAGTCTCCCTTTTGATAGTTTTTTATTGCTTCCGTTGTAGGATATTGTTTTATAAAATCGGTTACCTTTTTTAAAGTTAACCCCGTGGTTTCATCTACCCATCCGTCTTCTATACTTTTTCCTTTATTACTTATCCATCTAGAACTAACTCCGTCTTCTGAAGGCTTATTCCCTGTCTTTTGTTCCCAGCTTTCAGCAGTAAACTTCATGCCTATTATTTCATTTATCCCTCCTTCATCAGTCATCTGATTTCTATCGTTTTTTTCTTCCTCAAATCTTTTTTTCTCTGATTCTATTGCTGAAGCCACCTCTTTTACGTTGTCTGACTTATTTGCTATAATATCAGTAACTTCTTCAGGTGAATTAACTCCCTCAGGTATTTCAGCTTTTTTACCATCATTTACATCTATAACATCAGTCAATATAAATTTCCCAGCTTTTTTTATTCCCACTTTAGTGGCGGACTTTTTAGTTCCTTTTTTAACAATACTTTTAACGCTTCCGTCTGGATTTAAGTTTACATCCATACTAGTTTTAGGAACTCGAATCGGCTGCTCTATTCTTTCTCTAGCAACTATTTCCGTCTCTTTGTTTTCTGTTTGACTTTTGTTTTCTTGGGTAGTTTGGTTGGTAACGGCCCCGGTGGCGTCTCTTTCGACCACTTTTTTGCCATCTCTGGCTTGTTGGCGTACATCCACGCTCTCTGTGCTTGACTCTTGAATGGCATCTTGTTTATCTTTTATTAGTTCGTCTTGTTTTTTAATTATATTAGTTTTAGACTCTAAAATTGCAGGGAGCCCAGCTTTTAATCTTACTTGGTTTTCTTCCTTTAAAGCATCCGCAGCTTCTTCTTTTGTTACCTCCACAGTTCTTTCGCCGTCTTTTTCACCATCAACAATAGCTTGAGCCTGGGCTAAATCTCGTTGTTGTAGTTTTTTTATTTGCGCATCAACATCTTCTATTCTACTATCAATATCTTCTTTCAAAGGCCCTTCTAAACCTTCTTTTTGAAACATTAAATTTTGTCTTTGCGTAAGTAAATCAGCAGCTTCCTCCACATTCTCAGATATTTTAATAGTGCCTTTAGTTTTTAACTCAGCAGATTGCATATTATATATTTCGTTATAAGCATTTGCAGCCTCTTGCTTAGTTAAAGAACCTTCTTTAACTAAAACATCTAATGTTTTTTTTAAATCTTGTACATCTTTTGCAAGAGTTCTAACTAAATCTTTTCTTTTGTTTCCCCTAAGCAAGTTAGTGCTTCCTAAAAATGATGTTGCTCCTATTGTCATAACACCCGTTTCAATAACTCCTGCCCAAGTTACTTTTTGATCTAACACCTCATTACCTATTTTTTGATTCACTAAATTATTAATAGCTTTTTCTGAAAAATAAACAGGCAATTCTTCCACAAATAATTCTTTAGCATTTTCTTTAGCTAACGCATATCCTTTATCTATTAATTGTTTTTTAGTAAATTTCTTCCCACCTTTAATGGCTAAGTTTTTTACTTCATCTTTTATAGCTTGAAAACCTGTAAGTAACTGCGTATTACTTCCTGCTAACCCTGAAAAAACAGCATCTAAAGTTGATATAGCCTGACCTGCATTTACGGCTATATCCATAGCTTCATTTTCACTCATTCCTGTAGCCATTAATTGACTTCGTATATCCTCTACATTATTAACCACTCCACTTGTAAATGAAGCAACTCCCATTCCTATTTTACCTGCAGTAGCAGGCTTAACAAACTTACTTAAACCAGTAGCATTGTTAAATTTTCCCCCCGCCCTAATTAAAGCATATAAATTAACCAAAGTACTAACGCCATTCGTCGTTAAAGATCCTCCAGTCCAATTAATCTCAGATTTAGGAACATCTTTAGACCTTTTAATAATGGTTTTTATTTTATCATCTGATATTATTCCATCCATTCTAATGTTTGAATTTTTATCATAGACAGTACCGTTTTCATCAACTATAAATTCTTTTCCTTCAAACATAACGGGTTTACCTGATTGAAAAGCCGGTCTTTTTGTTTCCCCTAAATCCATCTCTAAATGATCTCCACTATCTTTTATAGCACTGCTTAGTCCTGCTAAAAAACCTTTCTTTTTAAATCCTATATTTGACAGTCTTTGATCAAAAAAACCAGGGAGCCCTGCCATAACATCTGTTGAAAAAGAAGTTATTGCTGTCCCTATTGTTTTCACTAACTCTATAGTCCCAGCTGAAATCTCAGAAACCCCACCAGCATTAACAGCATTATATAGATCTTTTCTTTTTTTTAAATCATCATCAACACTTTTATCTTTATATGTAGGAAAGGAATCTATAGCTGTCTCTAAAGAAGAATAGACATTCATAAATTCATTTTGAATAACTTTCGCTTCTTGCTTTAACCTTCTTATCTCTTCAGGATTAACACTTAATTGTTGTGCAGCTGCATTTACTGATAACTTGTTTGTAACAGCGTTTAATCTAGAGGCGTTATAGGATTGTATTTTTTCGTATTGTCTTTTTTCTAATTCATATTGATTACCTTCGTCGCTTGGTAAAAGAGTTTTAAAAAATTTATATACAGACCCTTCTTGTCTTGTGTTTTTTTTCTCCCATTTTAAATAATCCTCTTGGCTTACATTGTTTTCAGCTAAAATTTCAGAACTTATAGTGTCTGAGTTGTTATAATCCTCCTTAGTCAATAATACTTCTTCTTTTTTTACAACATCTGGATTTGCTTTTTCATATAACTTAATAGCATTTAAAATATTCTCAGGAATTTCTGATTCTTTTTTAGAAGAAAATTGCCCCGTTTCTAAATCTTTTATTTGGTATCTTCTTTCTGGGCCTCCTTCTTTAGAGGTAAGTAGTTTAGCTTCTTCAAAAGTTTCCATTTGAGGTTTCTTAGAATCAAAAAACCCTATAGAATTTAATATATCTAAATTATTTTGGTTTTTTAATAATTTGTTTTGATTTTCTAAAATAGTTTCATCAAAACCTTCGTCTTCTACGCCTGCTGGAGTTTCCTCAATTATTTGTTCGTCAATTACCTCGGAACCATCCGTAGAACCAGGTATTTGAACCCCATCTGTATTCAATCCCAATACTCCTTCGGGAGAAGTAAGTTCGGAATTGTCTTTTTTTTTTAAACCCACATTAGTACTCCAAGCCTCTATATTACTATTTGTGTGACCGTTTTTGTATAAATACGCATGAACTTTTGTTTGTATTTCTTCACTTCCAGCAAAATTGGACTTCCATATTCCAAAGTCACTATCAGTCATTCCATCAGAAGTAAGCTGATTCCAAATGTTTTGTAATATTTCGTCGTTCATTGTTTATTTTTTAACCCATTCCATTATCACCACCACTATTGCTATATCCACTTGCTTGTGCTGGTAATATTATTCCTAAAACTTCATCTACAGCTTTATTAATTTTTGACATTAACGATCCATCATTAGTAGATTTAATTATAATTTCTTTACCAGGAGCAGTTATTGTAATAATTTTTCCAGACGTACTAACAGTTACATTCTGGGCAGCAGCAGTGTCTCCTTTAGCTTCAGCAGCTTTATTAATCGCAGTTCTAATCCCTCCTTCTAGCTGTCCCATTTGTCCCTCAGAACCGCCTCCACTTCCCATACCCCAATTATCGCCTATTTTTTTAACTATCTCTGAATAAAAGCTACTAACCTCTACAGAATTACTACCCTGTCCTATAGTTGAATTAGAAGTAATAGCTTCTCTAGCTTCTTGTCTTTGTTGTGATCCAGTTTTTCTTTTTTTATTAATTTTATACTCTTTTCCTTTCTCTTTATAAGTACCATCCCAGAAAGTATTTCCATCTTCATTAACTACTTTTGATCTTTCAGCTTCTACAAATTGCGATCGTCTTGTTGTAGGTTTACCATCACTACCTATAAACTCTCCATTGGCATTTTGTTTAAATTTCTTTCTCTCACCCGCCTCGTTCATTGCATAGTCAGATTGCCCAGATCCAGATACATTTGCATTATTTCTAGCATCATTAAATTGTGCCCCATTTGTATCCGTTTGAAAAAATGAATAACCTGCTTTCAAGAAGTCTTCTTTACTTTCGCCTTTAGACAATCTTTGAGTCTTTCTGTTATTTTCGCCATCATAGTAAACTACATCAAAATAATCTCCCATATCCTCAAAACTATCATATCTAAATCCAGATGATGCGTACAATGAATCTAGAGCTACATCAACTTCAGCTTGATTTCCTGAATACACTTTATCTAAATTGTCAATTATTACGCCTCCTTTTTTGAAAGTAGTTGTTCTATTCTTGTTGTTCTCATTATTATTAAACCCTTGGGTTCTTGTTTCTTTTCTACCTAATTGCGATTCAATAAGAGTGTCTACCATACCTTCGGCTACTTTCTTTTGTCCTTCTCTTAATTTAGGAACAGGATTATTACCTGATTGATCCATTTCTATAAAAAACTTTAAATCTACTCCTGGGTTTTTTTCTTCAAACTCAGCCTGGGAAGACGCTATAACATATCTAGGATCTTCTGCTAATATTTGTACAATATCATAATCGTTGCTTGTAAGCTTTGCTATACTAGCTTTTTTCCAATCAGGGTATGCAGCTGACTGAGTAAAATCTTCTACCGTTTCCACAATACCATTTCCTAAACTCCTTGCTTTTATTTCTTCTCCTATAAACGCAACTTCTTTATTAACTAATTCAGATGTAACCTTTTTTTCTTCATCAAAAGCCATTCTAGAGTTTAATGTTACAGGAGCTGCAAAGTTTTCAGGGTTAGTCTTGGCATTTGGCATCTTAGTATACTTACCGTCTTTGTCTTTTAACATAGTAACAACCTGTAACTGTCCGTTAGCAGGATTAGTCATTATAGTTTTGTTTTGTAAATTACCAAAAGCCTCTATGGATAGAGCGTTGGCTTTGTCGAAAGCAGAGGCGGTGCCATTTTTAATAGACTCCATTTTCTTCTCATACCACTTGTCCCAGTTTTTTATTACGTTAGAAAACTCAGAGTATCCGTTTTTTTGTTCGTTCATAAACAAAGTATAGTCTTTAGGCTTTATAGCCCCAGACTTTACTAATTTCATTCTCATTAGTAATTCTTGCTTTGAACGGTCACTTCCTTCAATAAGTATTTTAGATAAAGATCTATCGTTTACATCTGGCAATTTATTTAATTGAGCCATTTGTTCTACAGTAGCTTCTTCTATAGCTTGTTTTTGTGCTTCTCTGTCTTTTTTTACAGTTAGTAACTGGTCACTTATAGTGCCTGCAATTGTTCCCCAATTAATTGGAGGTGAATCATCTATTCCAGCATATACCGAATACTCATTACCTCTTTGTTTTTCTGCCATAATATTAATATTTATATACAGAATTAAAACCAGAAGAGTTACCTCCTACTCCCATTAAGTTGGGATCTAACACTAATTGTTTAGGTATAGTAGGATCTAAAGCATTAGCTTGAGAAAATATACTTGATGCCGCAGAACCTAAAGTGCTGTTTCCAACTTGAACCTGGCTATAATCAAATTCGTCAGATGCCGATCCATCACCTTGTTTTAATTGTTTTCTTTGTTCTGGAGTCATGTTTTTAATTTGCTCTAAAATTTCAGCATCAGTCATTCGTATGCTATTAGCGCCAACAAATTTAGCTTTTTGAGCTTCAGTTAATTTTCCAAATGCTCTAGTGTTTTCATCTCCCTGATGAAGATTTACCATATCATTACCTGCTGAAAGAGCTGAAGTTAATCCACCCATAGCCTGCCCCATAGCTTGATTTTCTTGCCTCATCGCATCTCTTCTCATTATGTTTTGATCTGCTGCTTGTCCCACATTCATTCCTATCAATTGTTGATTGACAGCTTGTTTTGCATCAGCTTTCATTTTATTATTTGCATATAATGCCTCGCCCATTGCAATCCTTGTTTGTTCACCTTGTTGGCCAGCTAAAGCGCCAACTCTACCAACTCCAGAAGCTACAGCTCTAGCGTCACCTTCCTGTAAAGCTTGTAATCCTTGTTGTTGTTGTTGTAATTGTTGCTCAAATTGTGCGTTAAATGCATCTAATGGAACATTTAAGCCTTCGTAAAAGTTTTTTTCTGCTTTTTTTTCAGCTTCTGCCATTAACAACTTTGATTCTTTTTCTGCTTTTGCTTGAGCCTCTCTAGCTTTACTAGCATTACTTAGTCCCATGCCGAAACTAGCTAATCCTGTTGCTGCTGCTACACTACCCAAAACTATACTTGCTACTGCTGCCATAATAATTTGTTTTTATGTATTAATTCTTTTGGTAACTCATTATAGTCGTTTGTATAAACATCAGCTTCAGCTTCTTCAAAAGTTTTTGCTTCTGTTTTATTTACACAACACCATTGAGTATCTTCATGTACATAAAAAACTCTTTGAGTTCCTGTTTTAGTAAATACTGTTTTAGGTGCACTAATTGTTTTAATTTCACCTTCGTCAGTAACATAAGATACCTTTCCTTTTAATAAAAATGAAGGATGATCTTGTTTATGAATCATACTAACAATTATACTTCCTTTAGTTACAAAAATTTCTCTAGTATATAAACCTCCTTCTATGTTTTGTTTTAAAGGACAAGCTTTTTTCATCTCATCACTTTGCGGGTTACCAGCCGTGTGATTTAAAGCTCCTTCAATTTCATTTAATTTATTTTGAAACTCTTTTATTTTTTCCCACATCATACCCCTTATCATAGGTATGACTCCTAAAACTTCATTAGCAATATTAGTTTCTTGTAATTGCATAAATATAAACAAAGATACTAAATTCTAAGGATAACTTTTCATTATATCACTGCCCACTGAAAAGAGTTCGACAGGGCTTGTATTGCTGTTTGTTAAAGTAAATTCCATGTAATAACCTAATACTCCATGAGATTCAGCAACACTGTTTTTATACGACATTATAAAGTCTCCCTGTACAGGGATATATGCATTTGTAGCTGATGCATCTACGGTTATTGTATTAGCCGTCATTGACGTAATTGACCCTACTAATTCAGGATCTGTCTTAGCATAGATGGCATCACCTATACTTAGTATACTTCCTACGGGTTCTGTAAATATTATAACTGTTGCATTTGCAGCCCCAGTTACATTAGACGCTGAACCTAATCCATTAGCGGATCTGAAGTTCCAGTTTACTGTAGAGGCATTGCTTCTAATAAAAGTAAACCATTCTCCTTCTTTCTTTTCAAAATAAGCGCTAGCCATTGAACCACTATTTAAATCTGTGCTAAGACCTGTTACAGTCCAGCTGTCGTCACTCTCTAATGACAATGTTTTAAATAATTTTATATCTAATGTTGGTCTAGGATTAAATACACTTGTAATGCTTGATGATCCTTGAATACCATAATAATTGTTTCTTAAAGAATTTGTATTGTGACGGAATAAATTTCCTCCTTTAAATGAATAAAAATAACTATTCATTCCTATCATGTAATCTGGATAGAACGTATAGAATGAAGGCCAGCCTTTACTGCCGTCGCTGTACGATAATGTCTGTAAATCTCCTAAATCTGTACATCCAGGGCAACAAACATCGTAAGCAGAAGTTTCGTCATAACATAAAGCTAGTGCCATTATTATTTATTTAACATAATTGTGTTGATTGAACAACCCCACTTGAATCTACATTGTATTTTATATCACCACCCACATTGCTAGCTCTATACCATCCACTTGGAAGAGTTGTAGTTCCTGCGCTTGTTGTGTAACAAGTATCATTAAGCGTTGGATTTGCACCTGCTGTACCATCATGATAATATGTTGTTCCTAATGAATCGAAACATGCATTTGGTGATGTTGTCGCTGTTTGTGAAGAATCATAGTCTTCAAGCAAACTTGGACATGTTGTTACTGCTGATACCACTCCTGCTCCACCTGTTATTTGCATATATTTATTATCACCAACAGTTCCAATTTTATAATATCCATTTCCTAAAAATACTGTTTTACACTGATCAGTATAACATGTGTTTGCAGCAACCGGTAAACTAGCTCCTCCATTATGATAGAATGTTTGATTAATTGACGCCGCACATGCATTAGTTGCATTTGTTTGAGTTGTGCTAGCACTAAAAGATGTTCCTAGCGAGAATGTTCCTACAGCAGCTACAACTCCAGATCCACCTGTTATTTGTATATATTGAGTTGATGATATTTTATAATACCCATTTCCTAAAACAGTTTGTCCTGGATCAGAATAACATACATTAGTAGCTATTGGTGTTGACCCACTTCCCGTATGGTAATACGTTTGACTTTGAGTAACAGTACATGCTGCTGACGAAGTTGACTGAAGTGTTGATGATGAAAAAGTAGTACATTCACACGTATAAACAGTAGAACCTAAATTTCCTCCTGAGAGCTGTCTAAAAGAAGCACCGCTTTTATACCATCCATTGCTCGCTACTATAGTAAGACCGGAGTCTGTGTATATGTTACTAGTAGTAGCAAACGACGAGGTGTCTATCCAGTACGTTGCTTGCGTTGGCATTATTTTATTTTAATTCCGTTAACAATCTTGTACCTCCGCAATATATCCATTGGTTCCCGTAATTTTCATCCAGCTTTCGCTAGTTGCGGCTGTATTAATTTTGTAATATCCCGCTCCTAATGCAACTGTTCCGCCAGAATTCGTAAATACCGAGTCTCCTGCAACTGGATAAGTTCCAGTGTTGTTAAAGTAGTAAGTTGTACTTACTGGTGTTGCTGAACATACACCATTAAAGTTACTAATCCCTGATCCTACTACTGTACCTAAAGTCGCACATCCAGTACAACATACATCATCAGTTGAACTTCCGAAACATAAAGAAATACTAGTTGCACATGCTGCACAATTCGCTTGAGTTCCTAAAACTCCAGATCCGCCTGTAACTGGTCTATTAACTACTGTACCTCCTGACCCTGCGTCATAAGAATAAAATCCATTGCTCGCTGTTGTCGATCCAGATCCGTCCGTATATAATATTGTTGAAGCAGCAAAAGTTGTCTGGTTCATGTAATAAGTCCCTGCTGTACCCGCACAACAAGCTGTTGCAGCATCGGCAGATGAGAATGATAATCCAATTGCTGGGTAACATGTAACACATGCGGTTGCAGCTGCAAAGTTAGAATCCGAAACTTTATTTCTACTCTGAGAACTAAAAGAATAAAATTGATTAGCTGCTTTAGTAGCCATTAATGGAGTAGTCCATACACTAGTTGCAGTTGTAAAGCTAGTAGTGTCTAAATAAAAAGTAGCAGTTGTTCCAGAACAACAAGCTACAAAAGCTGTAGATCCATATCCTAATGTAAATGCTGTTCCACAACTAGTACAAGATGCTGAAGCACCTAATGCCCCAGTACTTCCAGTTGCTTGTCTGTAAACAATTCCACTTTTATACCATCCGTTAGCTGCGGGAGTTGTTAAGCCTGCATCAGTATATATTATAGTTGCAGATCCAGCAACGCCAGATGCCCATACGGTACCGTTTAAAAAATATGTTCCTTGTGTAGCCATTTATATTAGTTTTTATATGTATTGAGTTGTAAATTTACAACATTTTTTTTATATATTTTTAAACACACAATATAACGGATTGCACTACACCGTCATCATTTACATTGTATTTTATATCACCTCCTATATTATTAGCCCTATACCACCCTATAGGAAGAGTATCCACCCCTGCGCTATCTAAATAACAAGTATCGTTTACCGCCGGATTTGCACCTGCTGCACCATCATGATAATATGTTGTTCCTAAAGAAGCAAAACATGCATTTGGTGATGTTGTCGCTGTTTGTGAAGAATCATAGTCGTTTAATACAGTTGGACATGTTGTTACTGCTGATACAATTCCTGCTCCACCCGTTATTTCTAGATATTGATTTGATGATATTTTATAAAAGCCATTACTTAATATTATTGTTTTACATTGATTGGTATAACATGTGTTTGCGGCAACCGGTAATGATGATCCGCCGTTATGGTAATACGTTTGACCTATTAAAGTTGCACAAGCAAAAGCCCCACTTGTTTGAGTTGTGCTAGCACTAAAAGATGTTCCTAATGAGAATGTTCCTACATTATTAACTACCCCTGCTCCACCTGTTATTCGTATATATTGAGTTGATGATATTTTATAATATCCATCTACTAAAAAAGATCCCCCATCAGACAAATAACAAACATCTGAAGTGACAGGATCATTACCTGAACCATTATGATAATACGTTTGGTTTTCAACTCCACTACATGCTCCTACAGAAGTTGTATAAAACACAGATGATGAAAATGCAGTTAAATTAGATTCACAAGATATTGCATCGGCAACATAACCGGTATCATTAGTGATTCTGTATTTATTTGATGGCGAAATATAGTGATACCATCCATTAGATAAAGGTGTCGTTCCTATTGAGTCTGTAAAAACAAAATCATTCGCAGCGGGATAAGTTCCTAAGCCATTATGATAATAAACCTCTGTTGGATCAATGTCACATACGCCAAGAAAATTACCAATTATTGATGAATTAAACGCAGTTAAATTAGCTCCAGGAGTACATCCAGTACAACATAAATCATCTACAGAAGTAGCATCATAACATAAAACAAGTGGGTCACTACAATTAGCACAATTAACGCCTGCCTGTAGCAAGCCGTTTACTTGTCTTCTAGAAATAGTTCCTAATGAATAGTACCCATCAGCAGCTTTAATAGTTAAAGCCTGATCAGTAAATAAAGCTATTGCAGTTGCAAAGCTTAATCCATCAAAATAATATGTTGATCTTGTTGCCATAATTTATTTAACAATTTTGTAATCCATTTCCATCTATTTCTCCCGAACCATCTGTTGCAAACCATACATTAGGCGTTCCTCCAGACCCTACACTATATAATAATAAAATAGATGTTGCAATTGTTCCTGCATTATCACTGTATATTACAGTTCCAGCTCCGTCACTAACCCCTGTTGGAGTAGTTGTATAATAAACATCGTCTAATGCACCTGTATAATAACATGCTGTTGGTGGATTTGGTTGTTGCTTTGTGTCAAAAGGATAGTAAGTAACTGTAGGACATGTAACTACAGCATATACTTGTCCTGTTCCTTGATTTATATTTAAAAACTCAGTAGATGATATTCTATAATAACCATCAGACAATATAGTCTGTCCTTGATCTGAAAAACAGAAATCTCCTTGTACTGGAGCCGTAGCTGCACCTGAGTGATAATATGTTTTTGTTATTGCTTGCGTACAAATAGAAGCAATTTGAGGATCATTAATACTTGAGCTAAATGCTTTTATTGCACAACTACCTGAACTTATTACAACACCACTTCCGTTTACTCTAATCCATTCATTAGCAGCCCCTATTTCATAGAAACCTGCTGTAAGCTTTGTACTGGTTTCACTATCATCACATGTCGAAGACGAATATACTGTGTCTCCAACAGTTGGCAAATTATTTAAACCATCATGGTTATATGTTTGATTAGCTGGTTGTACACAAGCTATACTAATAGAAGATTGAACCGTACTAGAGGCATAAGGCGTACAAAAAGATCCACAACCACAACAAGCTGACAATTCACTTGTTGCATCATAACAAATCGAAGCTGAATTAGTTGTTCTATAATCGTATATTAAATACAAATATTGATTTGCATCCGGCAACGTAATAGAAGATATTGTAGTTTGGTATAAACCACTTGAAGGATTGTTTACATCATTATGCGGGATTATAGTAGCAGCTGCTATTAAAGCGGCAATATTAGTACTAGTATTAGTATATAATATGTTTGATGACAACCAAGCAAAATTATCATTATTTACTATCCAATTGTAATCATCAAAATTAATTTTATTAGATCTTAAAGTAACATCAGTTCCTGTATACGGGAATACCCCTGTAGACCTAATGCCTGTTTGAACAATATATTGAGAAGCCACTTGTGAGTCAACTCCAAAAGTCATCATGTTTGATGCTAGTGGACTCGTAACCAAAGCGTCGTTCCATCTAAATTCATTATGAATAAACTTACCATCATCTTCATTTGAATTTAATCCTATTTGTATTATAGTAAGCGCTTTCTGTGTAGGACAATCTACAGTTAAATCATAGCTTACAGTTGGGTTTGGTGTAATACTTATAATGGCTGTAGTAGGAGAATTTTTAGTTTTATCAAAATTTAATGTACCACTAGTGGTTGCATTTGTAACTGAAGCCACTTGAATTCCATCCCAAGAAACTGCAACACTCATTGTTCCGCTATTAATAGTATAATTAATTACTACATTTCCTATCACACTTCCTAACTCAATAGTATAGTCGTGTTGACTTATTGAATTTACTAAAGACTTTTGTGTGCCACAAGGCATAATTACCGGCGGCAATGGAACGCTTGTTGTATTTGTGCTTAACACATATTCATCCATGTATGGATCATAAGACCCTAATTTTTGTGTATTTAATTGACCGGCAAATTGATCTCTAAAATAAGATCTCATACCTTTGTTAGATATAACTTCTAAAGCATCATTGTTAGGGGACGTGCCTTTTAGTTTAATAACGGCTGATCTTTTAGCGTCTGTAAAATACATGTCATACCCATACGAACTAAAACTTTCTGGGTTATAGCTTATACCATATTCTTCTATTCTAGCTATTTGAGTTCCTAACACCTGAGGTACGGAAGCAATAATTCCTCCACCCGTTGAATCGCTTATAAGGTTTTTACCTGTCAATACATAGCTAATCTTGTCTTCTTGTAAGACAAGAATATCAGTTTCTCTTGAATGTAATTTCATTATAGGGCCAAAGCTTGTTTCTAAGTCTTTATAATTAACTAAACCTAAATTAAATTCATTTAAATTATTTAAGTTTGAATTACTGCTGTATATTCCACTGTATGTAAGTTCAGCAAATCTGTCAGCTTCTTTATAATCTTCTTTAGACACAGCTAGCACTCGCTCACCTAAATTTACAGCTTGACCATCTAATGCGTCTAATATTTTATAACTTTCAACGCCATTTCCAAAAGTATAACAATTAAAAAATGGCAACGTCACTATAGCGTCTTGAGATGCAGTTTGAGCCTGATCCCCGTCACCATTGCCGCCTCTATGAAAACCGCCTATAATATCATAAGATTCAGAAGAATCATAGAATAAATTAGGATCAGCATCAGCTGGCTCTGTTTCCCATACAACTAAGTTATTAGCTCTTGCTACAACAATCTCGGCTTCTATAAACCACGTTCCTGCTGAACACGCAATAACTCCACTTCTACAGGCTAGATATAATGGAGATGCTGTATCTCCCGGAGTTGCTTGCCAAAACTGAAAGCTTGGAGTCCATGGATCTGGACATTGAACTGCCGCTCCACTTGCAGCTATAGTGCTGATAAATACAGGATTTTGAAAGTTTCCACCACCATCGTCAATCACTTGTCCTACAGCTGGATTTATGAAGTCACCAACAAACCAAGCGTGTAAATCATCATAATTTTTAGAAGCTACATAATCTTGATTCCATTTATATTCAATACCATCACACCCACTGTCAAACCTTCCTATCCTCCATTTCATTTGTATACTAGATTGTGCTGGAATTGTATAATTAGTGGTTGCAGCTGTATCTGGGTCTGTAGTAAAGGCAGGATATTGTAAAAAAGGATTACAATATGTTCTGTCGCTCCCTTGCTCTTTAATTTCACCTTCATCAATCACGGCATATTCGTCTAAATTAATGCTAAAGTTTTGAGCTCTAATTTGCATATATAATCCAGCTAATTGGTTTGACTCAAATGGTGCCTCCCCTTCGTCTTCTAAAAAATTTGAAGATTCCGCTGAAACATCTAAAACTTGACATGTAACCTCTCTATTTATAGGCCCGTTAGCATCTCTTTTGATTATTAATATATCTCCTTTTTGTACTTTATTTTGATTATCTCCCTCTAGTTTAAAATATATAACTCTAGTGCTAGAGCTTTGATAATAAAAATTAGAATATATAGTCTCATATCCACCTTCACTAGGTTTTAAAACAAATTTATATCTTGTAGCCCATGCTGGAGGATAATTCTCTATATTAACTTTAATCTTGTTTTGATCTACAGATGCCGATGGAGGAACAAAAGTTGTATTAAATTCAGATACCAATACAGTAGAAGCTCTTCCGTATTCATCCATGTAGACAATACCCGTTTCATAATCTCTATTACTGTGTAGTGAAGATGTATCTTGACTAGAGGTAAAGGTGCCTTGACCTCCAGAAAATCGGAAATATTCATAAACATCCGTTGTCTGTGGATTGTCTACATATTTCATTGCTAAAATTTGTAAAGAAAAAATATTTGATCCTGGAGATGATCCTATTCTAAACCCTTGTTGAGTTTGAGAATCAATACTACTATTAGCTTTTGTAAACACACAGTTAATAGGAACTATAGTCACAGTGTTAAATAAATCTGTTAATGAAGTTCCGTCAGCTGAAGTAGCTAATGGTTGAAAATTTGTATTTAATACAGTTCCAACACGCTCCGCAAAAGCAGCTGAGTTTACCATTTCATATACAGAAGTATAAGTTTGGTTTATAGGAAATATTATTCTTAATTCAAACGGAATATTGTTAAACGCTGAATCATAACACACTCCTGCTGTATCTCCATTTAATTGAGAATGTTCAATAGAAAGCGTAAACGATATAGAGGTTCCAGACAATAATTTTCCAGCTTGCTCTGTTAAATCAAAACTAATTTTAGAGTTTTGAATAGTTGTAGTAGTATTTGGATTTATTGTGTAAACTTCTCCTGTAGACAAAGCAGGCTCTGCTAAATCTTCAAATAATAAATCCTTAGTTATTAAAGATGTTGTGAAATTAATAGCTATATCTTGACCAGAACTATTTATTATGTCATACCCATCAGTATAGTTTCCGTAAATAAGCCTATTGCCCTGTATTGTTTGAGCTTTAGCTATTTTAGGAACGTTATCATATAGTCTTAACAACTCATCTGACCCAATAACTGTATATATTTTACTATTTGTAAACGTATAAGTTTGTTTTGTGTTGTCTCCCCATCCATAATCTTTTTTTACAAATCTTTCTATTACATAAATAGAATTACTATTACTAGGTTTAAATAATAAATCTACTTCAATCACTTTACTAGAGCCTGTTTCAAATTGAACTTCAGCTGAATTGTAAGTGTTAGTCATTGAAGCATTATTGAAGTTGTTTATATCAAATTCAAAAGGCCCAGGTTGAAATGCTGCAACAGAAAATAATGATGTAGCACTATATTCATTGTTAATATACCTATATCTATAGGCGAAAGTTATAAATCTAGTATTTATATAATTTTCTTGACCTGGAACATCAAGTAATGTTACCGCTGGTGCTGATAATGTATCTATAGCACCAAAGCCTGGTGGTTTTAAAATAACACTTATATCTGTCTCCTTTATCCCCTCATTCATTCCAACGGGATCAGGATAATTTTGTGTTACATTTATTTTTCTAGGAGGATTTTTGTCATCTGTCCAAAATAATAAATCTTCTATCTTATTTACACCTGTAATTAAAAATTTAGGATCAAAATTTAAAACCTGTCTACTAGTAACATGATATGTTATAGCTTGAGATTGAATATTAAATGAAACTATTAAATCTAACCTACCACCTATAACTGGATTATTAGAATCATGGATAAACCAATAAATAGTTTCTTTAACCCCATCTTCATAAGCTCCAATACAAATAGCATTGTCAGACAAATTTTGGCCGCCAAAAGATAATGTAGTAAGCTGCGTGTTTCCTTTAGAGTTTTCTACAGCTCCTACCTCAGTAGTTTCTGTTGACCCTAATCTAACATTAATTGCATTTATATATTCACCTGGAGGAACTAATCGTTCATCCACGCTTTTATTCATTCTACCTGCAATAAAATTTGTATTTACTATTGGCATCTTACTTTAACCATTTATCCTGTCCTCTCATATTCATTAAAAGACGACCAGGGTGAATATTACTTAATCTAATTTTCGCATTTCTTAACAATGATGATTTGTCTTTTCTTGCTCTGTTTACAACATATTCTTGTACACCTAATCTACCATTTAAAAGAGAATACCTGACATACGCATATAAATATTCTTCAAATAATTTATTAACACTTATACTTCCGTCTTCCCCTTGCTCCATTCCGTCTGATATATATTCCACGACAACTGATGCGCCTCCACCTATAGAGCTAAAATTTATAACTCCTCTTTGTTTGTCTATACTAAACGTAGGATTTGCATTTGCTGTTTCGGTGTTTAATCCAAATCTTGCGCCCACCGCAAAATCAAAATACCAACGTCCATCTACATTCCACCCTGATTGGGTATTGTAGGCACTGCTTTCGTTTAAATAAATAGTTTTAGCGCCACTAGTAAACGAAGTATCTACTTGAGAAAACTGTGGTTTTAAAACATTTCCATCTTGATCGTATAAAATTTTAGAATTATTGTCTTGAAGATAAGTTGTAGCCCAACCTGTTTGTATATTCTCAGTTAATGGATATAATACACCATTTAAAAATTGTGATATTCTTACCCAGTTTACATAATCAGATGGTAATATAAATCTTAAATTGTCATCTAAATCTAATTGTAAAACTTTAACTTCTTTCATTGCATCGTAATTCAATTCTTGAATCCCTCTTTTAGCATGAAATAAAACTTGGTATCTATTAAGGTTATTAATTAACTCGTGATTTCCTTGATACATCAACATGAAATTATTGACAACATCATTTAATGAAACGTATTGGTATGATCCCCAGTTCTTGTCTTCAGGTATTGCACCTGAATTTGCGTAATATGCATAATCATTTATATAAGCCATATCTTACGTTTGTATTTGGTTATTTTTTACTTCTTCTTGATTTCCAAAATTATAAACATCTCCTTCTCTAATTTCAATACCTACATACTGACAAATTTTAGATACAATGCCTGGTTCATCTGATAAAGGCAATTCAAAGTCTTGATAATCTGCTTGATTAATATCAAACAAAGGTTCTCCAGAATTTAAAGTTTGATATGTCCATTTTGGTGATAATGGGTATCTAATATATTCAGCAGTTACACTTCCGTTATTTGTTATGGTAGAAGGATAAACCGTAATGGTATTTCCTAATTTACCTGTATTAGCGTCACCAATAACTGATGAACTTGCTCCACCCAATACATAAGCTGGAAAGCCAGTAGAAGGCGCTGTAAGCGGTGAATTATTTAGATAAAATATTTTGTTTTGATTTACTCTTTCAACCTCAACAATACCTGTGGTATTAAATATTCCATACGTGTTACCTATAGTTGCAGCAACGCCAAAAGGTGAGTATGATAATGTTAATTGTGTTTCACTATCTACACTTATAACAAAACCACTAAAACCTGAGTAGCTTGATGTAGCTGTAGTGTTAGCTACTTGTTGTCCAACCTTAATACCACTGGTTACAAATGTGGCGTTCGCATCTGTTAATGTGTTTAATGCCGCGGCTGTAGTTGTTCCAGATGTTATTTGTGTTGGATAATAATTAATCTTATTAACTAGATAATAATCACTAGGTAAATTAAATAAGTTAGCTCCTTGTTGCGCTAAACTTCTTGTAACTGAAAAATTATCAATTACCTCAACCAATCCTTTTACTATATCGGCATATCCTGTTCCTGAAAGTCTTTGGTTTTCTTTATTAGTCCACGCATTGTATTGATAAAAATAATCTTCAAACAAATCCATTTGAGCTTGTTGCGCATAAAGATTAAAATCTTGAGGAGAAATATATCCGTAATTATTTTTATTAGCTATAGCTAAAACAGTATTTCTAACCGAGTTAATCATGTTAAATTCTTTTTACAAATATAGTCAAAAAAAAAGAGGTTACTTTTTTTGTAACCCCTTGTTTAATTAATAAGAAAATAAATCTTATGTTTGTAGCACAGCAGCTTTAACTCCCATTTCTATTGCAGTAATAGTTACAGGAACCATTGCGTCAGCAAGAGACGGTGGATAACCACTACCTGAAGGCGCATAAACTGGTTGTTGCCAAGATAATTGGAAAGCTATTTCAATAGAATCATTCAAGAAATCTTTGAATGAAGATGAATTAGCAACAATTGCTCCGTGAGTAATTTTAATCGTTTGCGCAACATTAGTTGCAGCAGTAACTGTAGCTGAACCATCGTTTGCAATAGCATACCCTGCTTGTGCACTAGAAATTACATCGTAAAAAATATTGACTACGGTGTCACTTTCTTGCTTAATTTCTCTAATTCCATTTATAGGAACTAAAATGTTGCCTTTGTTTTGTCCGGCACCAGACTTAAATAATTTGATAAACTTTTCCATAAGTAATAATGTTAATGGGTTAATAAAGCACAAAGATAACAAAAAAAAACCACCTTTTTTAGAGGTGGATTTCTGTTTACCATCCGAAGAAAGCAAGTAGCCTTAGATTTACAGTTTCGTAAAAAACTGATGACGTTAAACATTTGAGTGGTTAACGTTGTAAATCTAAGAAAAATTTTCCTTATAAGCAATTAATCTTTTTTTAAGCGATTCTGCAAGAACTTGTATCCTTCTAAACCTTCATTGCTTTGCATAAAAGAAGTAATTGCGCTATATGGATCTTCGCCAAAAGGTACGGATAGCATTTTCTTTTTATTGTTAGGTAAGCTATAATAAACATCTCTTTGACTGTTTCTAAACGCTATAAAACCTTTATCTAAAAACTCTCTAATATCATTTTGTATTTCTAACAAAGGGTCATTAATAATTTCAATTAACTCATCTGGATTGTTTTTAGCATATACTAAAATATCTCTTTTTAATTCAGGAATAGTCATGTTGTTAGCGTAAGTTCCCATTAAAATTCTACTAATAGATATTAATTTTTCTGTAGATAAATTTTTAGCTAATATTTGTGCGTCTAATACTTTTTCAACAGACTCTAATTCTTTACTAGCATCTTTAGCTTTATCAATTTCAACAAATACCATTCCATTTCCTGGGTGATAATGTAAAAACTTTTGAAGCACTTGATTTTCTCTTTGAACCACCAACATTCCGTCTTCAAATACAATAGGCTCTAATATAGCATTCCCATCCTGCTCGTCTTCAAATGGAGTTTTCTGGTTTCTTGCATATCTTAAAGGTCTATTAACACCTTGCTCTTCGTCAAAGTATAATAAAGGAGATCTAATTGAATGTCTTGAGGATAACATATAAGCGAGAGGTCTTTCTTCTCTCATTAATTTATATGCTTTAGTTACTAGGGTAGTGTTTTTTTTCATAATAATATAATTTAATTTAATTTAATAATAATAAATATTACCCTCGTCTTTAAAACGAGGGTAAAATTTATGTAACAATTTAGTCTTGGAATAAGAAGAAGTTGTTTGCACCTAAAGTACATACAGCTCTTTCAGATAGGAAGTTTACTTCCATTGCATCCAAGTCAGAAGTTCTTGCTCCACCGGCAGAACCAGTAATCCAAGTTTTGTATCTTCTGTCTTCAGTTTCTGAAGCTCTATATCTAACATGTAAGAAAGGTCTCTTAGCATTCTTACCTAAGATTTGATCGTATACAGTAGTTGAACCAGCTGGTACTAATAGACCATTGATTGCTCCACCAACAACGTCACCTCTCATTGTAGGATCGTTAAGGTATTTCCAGTCAGACTTGTAAAAGTCATAACCTCTTCTAAATCCTGTAAATCCAAGATTTAAAGCCATGTCTTTATCATTGTCAAAAAGACCATAAGATGTACCACCCGCTCCGTAAGAGTTTTGAGCAGCAAGCATATCGTCAATATCAAAAGAGAATTCTCTGTTTACGAAAATTACATTTTCTTCAATTGATCCTTGCTTATCTAATCTTTGGATAATGCTATCAAACTGACTAAGAACTTGTGGGTTACCACCGCCCCAAACGTTTCCTCTGTTTCCTACTACAAAGAATACACCATCAGAACCGTTAAGGTTTGCTAAAGTTGCTCCAGGAGCTACTCCTTGTAAAAGGGCTGCTGCTCCAGATCCAACTGCTGCTGGTACTGCTTCTAGCATTGCTGCTTCTAAATAGTCTTCAAATCTTAATCTTGTGTCATGCTCAGACTTTAAATACCAAAGGTATCCGCTTACGCCGTCTTCACCTGTTACTTCAATCCATCCAATCTGAGCCATGTCAGAACCAGAAACAGAATATTTGTCTTTGATTATAATTGGTTTGTTTTGGAAAATTAAGTCATCAGATTCGTTAGAACCAACCATTCCGTTTGTTCCTTTATTGAATTCTGATCCATATATAAATATATCACACGATATACCTATCGCAACAGCTTGTCCAGCTGCTTCATAGTAAGCTATAACTACTGTTTGAGCTCCACCCGCCGTAGATGCTGTTTTTACAATACCTTTGTTAGATAAAGAAGATCCTGGAGTGTTATCGCTAATCATAACTGTTTGTCCAACTCTTAAAGCTGATGTGTTTTGTGTTCCTAGCGCTGGATTAAAGTTAGCGTTGGGAATAGTCCAAGTGCCCTCTACAGCTGCTGCTGCTGCTCCTGAAGTACATCCTGTGTATTTCACATGTAATCTACCTTGTTCTGCCCATTTTATAAGGTCAGAGTTTGAAGGCATTTCAGCACCTACCATTCTAAGGAAAGATGCAATTGTTCTATTACCATACCTTTCAAATTCTTTTTCATAAGTATCTGGTAGATACTGATTCAAGAAATTAAAGTTAGTAATGTAGTTTGTACTTACAGGCACTTGTTGTGCACTTGGTTGTAAGTCAAAACCTGGGGTTAAATTTACTGCCATTGTTTTTTAATTTTTTTAGTTTAACTTTTTTTAATACTTCTAATTCTGAGTCCTCTTCCACTATCTGTATTTCCAACTGGCCTTATTTTCATTCCGTTTTTAGAAACGGATTGCGGAGCCTGTCTTATATCCATATTAATATTTTTAGATTTTCTAGAAACATTATCTACGGCATTTGAAACACCTTGTTCGTAAAAATACTGAGCAAATTTATCAGGATTCATAGCAACAGATAAGGCTTTGTGATACCCTTTTGCATCCGATATTAATCCTTTGTCATCCATATACTTGTTGATAAAATTAGCAACGTCTTTTTGAACGTTTTTAAGCTCATCAGCCGTACCTGGCTTATAAGTAAAATTATTTTCACCAATATTGAAATCAAAACCTTTGAAATCATTGTTAAAAACCTCATTGGTTTTATCTAAGAAATAATTATACCTTTCTTTAGTTTGCTCTTGCGTAGTTTTAGATTTATCAATATAACTTTTATAAGCATTTAAATTTTCTTGTTGATCAGCAGACAATCCACCCCCACTTGACTCAAGAGGAATTTTATATTTATCTTTTTGTTCATTCAAAAACTTTTTAGCTTTCGCAAGTTCTCGTTTTTTCGCTAACTTAATTTTCTTAATATCTTTTGGATCGTCAACATCTTCATCGAAGTCAAACTTATCCTCAATAATATCTTGAATATCTATTGCATCTAAACCTTCTTCAGTTGTAGAGTAATAGCTAGCAAGTACAGAATCATCATCCATAGAATCATAGTCTTTTTGCAAATTGTAAAAATCCTGTATGTTCCTACCGGTTTCTTTTTTGTACTTTAAATACGCAGACACATCTTCTGGTAACTCTTCGTTTGCCTCTTTTTCCGCAAACAATTCATCAACCGAATTAATGTCTTTGTTATATCTATTTTTAATATAAGAAAGAACGTTGTCATCATTTAACTCTAATGACGGAGTTTTATTTTCTACAGGTTCAGTATTTTCTTCCTGAACAGGTTCGCTTGTATTAACTTTTTCAGCAAAAAATTCTTGCCTTGGAGTGTCTTCAAACTTTTCTTCATGCTTTTTTAAAAGTTGTTCTTCAACTTCAGCACGGGATTTTTCTTCGACCAATCCTAGGTCTTTTACTTTTATTTCCATTTAATTAAATTTTTAATAAAGTTAAACAATATTTACATCATTTTTTTAGCCTATCTCGGATCAAACTCTGCTAAATCAAAGCCATCTAGACTATCTTCGTTTGACTCAAAGCTAATAGGAGGTAAGTTGTTTTTTCTCTGTTCTATTAATTTTGATTGTTCTGTCGATTGCTGGCTTACTCTTTGGTCTTTTGCTTTTTCTCGATCCTGCTCTCTTTGACTTAAATTTGATTGCTCTAAACCTTTAAGCTGCATCTGGAAATTAAATTCTATTTGCATCAATTGTTTTTTAAGTTCAGCTTCATTTTTAAGTTTTTCAATTTCAAAAGCCACGTCCGCTTGTCTGTATTGAATTTTAGCTTGAGACTCCATTTGAATCTTTTGCATTTCACCTTGTGATTTTGCTTGCTGTGCTTGCATTTGCATCTGCGCTTGCATTTGTTGCTCTTGCTGCCTTTGTTGTTGTTCAGCTTCTTGTTTTTTCTTACGTTTTAATTTAAGAAATTGATTAGCCATTTTAAGATTGTTAATCTCTCTAATATCAATAGCATCCTCTAAGTTAATATCTTTTTGAGATAATGCCATTTGAATATTCTGCTCAAGCATAGCCTTCTGCTCTTCATCTGGGGCCATTTCTATAAAAATACCAAAGTCATATAGATAAAGATTTTTAATGTCTTCTAATAATTTTAAATTATATTTCCCTATTTGCATAGCAAACTCATCTCTAAAATCAGCATACTCTAATATATCAGCCGTTCTTATTGACAAACACTCTGCTATTGTTCTAGTAATATATAAACTACCCTGTAAAATATGTCTTGTAGCTGTGTTAGAATTTAAAGCTGCTAATTTTTGAACACCAACCAAAGAATTAGGATCAGGCGTTGAGCCATCTCTAGCTTCGTTTAATCCTGTTACTGATCTAATCATATCTAAATAATGATTATAATTAGCAATTAACATTTGCATTTTACTTGCACCGCTATTAGCTGTAAGTTGTTGAATAGGGATTCTAGCGTTATTAAACTCACCATCTTGAGTATAACTCCTACCCACAACACTACCAGTTTGAAAATACAATCGTAATGCATCTTCAGGAGTATAAGCGTTTCCAGTTCCTAAGTCTACCTCATTTAACCCATCCGCATCTA